CAGTGCACCGAGGATCCCCACGTTCACTCAGGGGGGAGGCCGCCTTGGTCTGCAAAGATCAGGCGGCTCCTTGCGCCCCCGTCCCATCAACCTTCCAGCGAGGTGGCTTGTGAAATCTCTCCCGTTCTCCCACAACAAACTCACGGCGGGCGAGTTGCTTCAGCGGATCCGGACGAGGGTCCCGACGCTGCTCGCGGGCAAGATACGGGAGTTCGACGCCGCAGCGTGGACCCGGCACTGCGCCCAGAGCGGACGGAGCGACACCGGGCGCGAGGGCTGGATCGGCGGCTGGATGGAGAGCGCTACCGAGGCAATGGACCTGCCGAATCACCGGTTCGCGTCGGTCGGCGACCTCGTGCACCTGATCCAGTGGGCGCACGGTGCGGTCGCGTTCATCGTCGAGCAGGAGGCCGTCGAGGAGCTGCTTCGGGCTGATCTCGCCCGCGCTCGCCAGGACACGGAGGCGGCGAAACAGCGCGAGGCGTCCACCGCGACTGCACTCCGGGCGAGCCAGGACCGCGAGACGGAGACCACGGCGGCGCTTGTCCGGGAGCAGGAGGCGCACGCGTCTTCGCGCCGTCACGCTGCGGCCGAGTCCGAGGCTGCCCAGACCGACCGGCGGAGACTGGAGGCCGAGCTCGCCGCGTCCCGGTCGAGCGAGGCGGCCTGGCGCACGACGGCCGAAGCCACCGCCTCCGCGCTCCGGACGCTCGAGATCGCGGCCTCGATCCGCGTCGGCCCGGACAGCAACGCCCTGGTGCGCCGATGAGCCGACCCCTCCCTCGCCACACCCCAGCCAGACCCCCCACCCCCGCGCTCCCCTTCGGCAAGCGCGGACCCCGGCGCAACACCGGAGCGGCCCTCCTCGCCTACGTCCTGTCCGAGCCCGGGATCTCGTATCTCCAGCTCTCCCGCCGACTTCGCATCACCGTGAAGCGGGCTGCCGAGCTCGCACGGCTCTACGAGGAGGCGCAGCTCGTGGTCGTGCAGCTCACCCAGGGGGTTGCGTGTGTGCGCCCAACCCCCCACCTGGAGGCCATCCATGGCTGAAACCGTTCGGCGTGAAGAAGTATTGGCCTGGATGGTCGCGAATAGCGCGGGCGCCAAGGCGGCGGCTACGCACTTCAAGATCTCGGTGAACACGGTAAAGACGTGGAAGAGGGTGCTGAAAAAGGGGGATCCGGAGGTAAAGCCACAGCCCCCGACACCCCCAGTCGCGCGCGTCATCACCCCCCCGGACCGCGTGATCGACCGCCTGCCCGCCGACGATCTGACGCTGCTGTCGGTCCATCTGCGGCGCGCAGTCCTGAACTACTCGACGTGGCTGGCCTCTCCTGCGGCGCTCGCAGACTCCAAGGGCGCGGCCAACATCTCCCGCGCGCTGGACACGCTGCTCAACCGCCGGGCCGACCTGCTGACCTTCGATGCTGCGACGCGACCCGAGGGCAGCACGCAGACCTCCGACGACCTCGACGCCGTGGTGCGGGCCGCTCTGGCTCGTGCGGGCGCTCACTGACCATCAACCAGGGAAATACCATGAGCCTGATCATCGCCTACCACCGCAACCCCACCGACTACGTGCTCGCCTCCGACTCCCGCTTCTCCACGGGTGCCGGCGGCATCGCGCTCACGGCCCCGAAGACGATCCGCGCCGGCGACTGGCTGTTCGGCGGGGCGGGCGCCGCTCCGTCGTGGCAGTGGATCGCCCGGGAGCTGGCACGGGAGTTCGGCAGCAAGTCCACCGTCAGCCTGCCCAACCGCGACGCCGTGGCCAACGTGCTTCTCGACGTGTTCCGCGACGTCCTGCCCCACTGCGGCCCGCAGGAGTCCAGCCGCCTGCCCGCGTCCGGGTGCGACGTGCTTGGCGTCGGTCCGCTCGGGATCGTCTGGATGGACGCGAGCGGGTGCATCGTCTGGACCGAGGCGCCGTACCACGCGATCGGGTGCGCGGACGGGTACGCGCTGGGCTGGATCGACTGCGCCGTCGGGACGGGGACGTTCAGCGCGGGTCGGTACGGGCTGACCGAGGCGATCGCCGCCGCGGCCGTGCGGTATCCGGGCGTGGGTGGCGCGGCCGTGGTTCTGGAGGCGGCCACCAAGCCGGCCAGCCCGTGACCCTCACCCGCCCCGACTTCCAGCGCGCGTGGCCCCACCTCGCCCCGGCGGAGCGGCGTCCGGTCGCGCGCAACTACCTCCGCTGGGACCTTGAGCTCTGGTGCCTGACTTGCCTTCCCGGCTGGTTCCCGGCGCCCTGGTCCCCCGTCCACCGGGCGCTGCTCGACGCCCCGAAGCTGCCCTGGAACCAGCGCCGCGGACAGCGGATGGAGGCCTACATCGCGCCCCGAGGCAGCGCGAAAACCACCCTGGCCGGAAAGGCGGATATCCTCCACGACGCGATCTATGGCTTCGAGGCGTGCATTCTGGTGCTCTCAACGACGAACGGGGACGCCGAAGCGCTTGTCTCGTCGATGCACGCGTTGTTGCGGAAGCGCACCCCCGACTCGGCGCTGCTCCACGACGTCTACGGCCCCTTCGAGGTGAGCGGTCCGGCGACGCGGTGGGTGCTCCGGTGCCCGACCAACCCGACCGGGTGCGAGGTCTCGGCGGAGTCGATGCGCGCGAGCGTGCGCGGCCATCAGTTCGGCGTGATTCGCCCGACCAAAGTCGTGATGGACGACATCGTGCACCCGCAGCACGTCAACAGCCCCACCGAGCGGGCGCGCGACTGGATGTTCTTGAACGACGACGTGCTGAAATGCGGCGATGTCGGCACGATCTTCCGGCTTCTGAACACCACGCTTCACCCCGACGACGCCCCGAGCCGCGTCCAGCGCGAGCCCCGTTGGCGCGTCAAGAAGTGGCAGGCGCTCACCGGCTGGCCGACGAGACAGGATCTCTGGGACGAATGCCGAAGAATCTGGTCGAAGCTGGAGGACAAAGACGAGGTCGAGGTGGCGCCCGGCTACTACGAGCCGCAGCGCCTGGTGAATGCCCGCGCCTTCTACGAGGCCCACCGCGACGAGATGCACCTCGGCGTGACGGACGTGCTCTGGCCAGCCCGGCGCCCGCTGTTCGACCTGATGACGGCGTTCTGGACCGACCCGGCGGCGTTCTACCGGTCGGACCTGAACGATCCGCGCGACCCGGCCTCGCGCTTCTTCGTGCCGGAGAAGTTCTTCCGGTGCCGCTACGACCACCAGCACCTCGAGCGCCTCGACCCCAAGGGCGGAGTCGTCGCTCGCTGGCACCTGTCGCAGCTCGAGATCGCGATCTTCCACGACCGCGCGAAAGGTGGGTCGCACAACGACTATCCGGCGACGGCTGTTGTGGCGCGCGACCCCCACGGCTACCGGTACGTGCTCGACGTCGACCTGACCCGGGAGCCGACGTCGGGACAGCGGGCGCGCATCTGGCGGCTCTGGGAGCGGTGGCAGGTGGCGGCCCGGGTGGTGGTGGGCGCCGACGACACCGCCCAGACGGAGATCTTCGCGGGGGAGAGCTGGGAGCGCGACCGGAAGGACCGCCAGAAGGCCGGGAAGATCTGGAACCTCTCGGTGCAATCCGTGATCTTCGGCGAGGAGAAGGACGCCCGAATCAAGGCGCTCGAACCCGACTGCCTGAACGGCTGGCTGCTGTTCTCGGCGAGCCTCCGGGAGGAGGTGTTCGCCATGTTCCGCGACTTTCCCAGCGCGACCCACGACGATGCGCCCGACGCCATCCAGGCCGCCTGCTGGATGCTCGGCGGGAGCATGCCGATGGTTCAATCACGCGGTCGCGGCTGACAACCTGCCGAAACGCGCGCGCATCGGGGTTGCCAAGTTCCCGCCGCGTCCTACGAGGTCCCCATGGCCGACGACTACAGCGAGCCCGCATACAACGCCCTCTCCGGGTGGGACCCGAACCCGACCACCGAGGAGGGCTGGCACGAGCTCTACGAGTTCCGCGAGGAGCAGTACCTCCAGCGGCCCTACGGCGCGGCGTTGCAGAAGTTGGAGCACCTCTTCCGCGCGTTCGACGACGCAGGGAAGGAGATCGACCAGACCCGTCGGATCCTGCGATACGGCGCGTTCGTCGTGGATACCGACGCGCGGGCACTCGGCGGCGGCAAGCTGGTGCTCGACCTCGACCACGAGGAGGCCGAGGACCCGACCCGGCAGGCACAGCTCACCGAGGCGGTATCGCTCTGGCGCCGCTCGGAGCTGAAGTCGCAACTATCGTCCTGGTTCCTCATGCTCTGCGCGCTGGGCGATCGCTGGGTCGCCGCGGTCCGCACGTCCGCCGTCCGCCCCTACCGGATGCGCCTGGTCTCCTACGACCCGCGGCTCGTGACGCCCACCTACGACGCGACGAAGACGCGGCTCGAGCGCGTGGTGATCAGGTCTCCGGACGGCACGATCGAGCAGGAGTACACCGCCACCCAGGTGATCACGCGAACCGGCGGCAACGTGACCGAGACCTGGATCCACAACCTCGGCGTGCCACCCGTCGCCCACCTCCGCTGCATCCCGTGGGGGCAGCCGGAGCACTCCCTTTCGGCGGCCTCGGGGATCGAGCGCGCCGCTGCCGTTGTGGACGGGCTGCTCACCCAGGGCAAGGCGATCGGGCACCGGTTCGCGAATCCCACCCTGGTGACCTTCGGATTCAAGCTCGGCGCCGGCTCCGATGTTCAGCGGTTCGGCCGGTCGATCGACGGAGCTCCGGTCGCAGGGAAAGCCGAGTACCTGACCGCCGGGGTCTCGGTGATCGGCGACCTGCTCGAAGAGGCGCGCGAGATCGACCGCCACATCCGCGATACCTGCCCGGAGTTCCTCTTCGCCTCCGACTCCGCCGGCGAATCGGGCGAGGCGCGGAACATGCGCGCCCGTGCCTTCGAGGCGAAGATCGAGGACATGCGCGGGCCCATCTACGCGCAGCTCGCCCGAATCACCGCGATCGCCGTCGCCGCCGAGCAGGGGCGCGCCTTCGACGCGGGCCTCGACGACTGCCTCACCATCACCGGGCCGCCCGTGCTCCCGCAGAGCCGAAAAGGCGAGCTGGAGGCGCTGGAGTTGGCGAAGCCCGGCATGAAGCGCGCCGACTACACCCGCCAACTCCAGCGGCTCGGCTTCGTGCCGTCGGACGCGGACCCGGAGATGTACGCGATCGCGGTGGCCGACGAACAGGCGGGGCGAGCGGCCGATTTCATGCGCGGCGACCCGGCTCATCCCGGCGACCCGATGCACCCGGAGACGGCCGCGGGACATCCGCCGGAGCCGGCCGGCGCTCAGCGTCCAGCGGCGTCCGGCACGAACACGTAGTGCCGCGTGTTCCCGGGCCGCCGCAGAACGAGGCGGCGGCCCTCCACGACGACTCCCACGCGAGCGCGCAGGAGAATCCCGAGGCGCGTGATCCGGGCCGTCTGGGTGCTCCCGCGCGTCTCCTCGACGAGCAGCCCGCGCTCATCCGCCCACGCGACCACCTGGGTCACGGTCATGTCCTGGCCGCCCGCCTTGACCCACGCCGCGAAGAGCGGCCCGCACACGTCGGGCCCGGCCGAAGGAGCAGGAGGAACCGCGGGCGGCTCGGGCTCCGGCCCGAGGAACAGGTCGGCGGCCGCGCGGATCAGCCCCTTGGCGCGCTCGCGGTCGCCCTGCCGCTCGGCGCGTCCGGCGAGCAGGCGGAGTTCGCGGCTCTTCGCGACGGTCGGATCCTCCGCCGGCTTGGCGGTCTCGCCCTTCATCACCTGGAGGAGCACGCCCTCAGCCCAGTCACGGAACCGGACGGCGACCGGACCGCCGGCGAGCATGCAGGCGCGGAGGAGGCCCCGCTCGGTGAGGAGCAGGAGGGAGGGGGCTCGACTGGTCACCGTTTCGGTGACCAGTCGCTCCTTCAGCCAGGCGAGGCGCTCCCCCTCGACCTTCACCACATGCTCGCCCTCGCGCAGGTCGTCGGTCCACTCGGCAATGCTGTTGAGGAAGCTCTTGCCGTCGTTGGCGTACCCGAGCGCCCGGCCGACCTCGCGGGCGAGCACCATGGGCTTCCCGTCCAGCTCCAGGAAGGTGAGCGCGTGGCCCTCGTAGACCTCGGGGACGGTGCGGAGGGTCGTGGTCGTGGTCGTGGTCGTGTTCATGCGAATTCCATGCGGTTGGCGGGGACGACGCTGCCGAGCATCCGGCCGGCAGCGCGAAGGGACTCCGGAGGAAGCTCGCGGAGGAAGAACAGGATGTCGAGCAGGTCGTCGTTGGTGTCGCGCTGGACGGTGGCGCGCACAGGCTGAACGCGAGGCGAGGGGCGGAGGACGGCGAGGCGCTTGCCTCTGGGACGGCTCGGGGGCATGCTGGGCATGTCGAAGCTCCTGGTTCAGACAGGGGTTGAGACAGGGCCCGGGGTGTTCCACCACCTCGGGCCCATCGCGTCATTGTGGCGACGCTTCACCACTATACGACGGCTTGCGGTAGTGGTCAAGCCCCGCTATTAGTGGTGCATGGGTCGCCCTGCACTCCCCCCTCGAACTATCCTCGGAGCCGCCATGCAGGCCCGACGCGGCCCCGTGCATGGTGAGGAGACCGCGGCTGCCCTCGGCATCACGAAGGGCACCTACCACAAGCTCGAACGCGGCCAGCACCGCCCCTCCTACGACACCGCCGTGAAGCTCGCGAAGTGGCTGGGGTGGACGACGGATCAGGTGATGGAGGCGGCATCCCAGGTCTCGAAGCGGACGTGATCACCCGCGACCACACGCCCGGCTCCTTCTACCGCTATCTCGAGGACGTGATCGCCCGGCCGACCGCCTACCCGTTCGGGTCGTGGCACTTCTGGAACAACCTGATCCAAGAGTGCCGGTCGCACCGACGGAAGCGGAGGACCCGGGAGCAGCGGCAACAGCTCCGGGAGCTGCGTGCGGCGCTCGCCCAACCTCGGCGCCAGTCGTGACGGCATAGGATAGGAGCCCAGCATGAACGAGATCGAGCAGGAATGATCCACCTCCTACCCGGACCCGTCGGTGTCACCGAGGACGAGGCGCGCCGCTACGCCCGACGTCTCGCCGCGCCGGACAGCCAGCCCGTCCCCCTGCTCGATGGGCTCCTGCGCCTCTACCCGTTCGCGCCGGAGATGGGCGGCCCCTCGGACCACTACCAACTGGTCCTCGACGACTCCAGGCACGGGACTCTGCGGCTCGCGACGCTGACGCCGAACGAGGTGGCCGGGTGAGCCTCAACGAGGACATCGGCGACCAGCTCGTCGGGCACCGGCTTGAGCTGCTCCGGTACGAGGCGGGCGTCGCCGAGGACCTCGTGCGCGCCTACGACACCGCGCTGCGGGACGTGCTTGCCGAGTTGGCCGGCGTCCGGAAGCGCGCGAAGCAGGGCAAGCCGATCGACCCGGCCGCTCGGGCGCGGCTGCTCGGGCTGAAGAACGACCTGACCGACAAGATCCGGGAGCTCAACCGGATCTCCCGCCTCACCCTGTCTGAGCGCCTCACCGAGATCGCCGAGGCGGAGCGGCTCGCTCAGGGTGCGCTGGGCGACCTGATCACGACCTGGACGACGGTGGACGAGGCCGCGGCTGCAACGGCGGTGACGCGCCCGATCGGCGGGGGACTCTGGACCGACCGCCTGGCCGTTGACCTGCTCGACGTCCACGACACGCTCCAGGGCACGATCGCCGCAGCCGTAGCGCAGGGCGCGTCCATTCCCGAGATCGCGCGACGCATCGGGCGGGACACCGGCATCGTCGAGACCTACCGGGGGCGGCTCGTCGCGATCGCGCGCACCGAGACCCAGCGCGTCGCCAACACGGTGGCGCTTCAGAGCTACGCCCAGAACGCCGACGTGCTCGACGGGGTGCAGTGGCTCTCGACGTTGGACACGCGGACCTGTGTGGTGTGCGGCGCCCGGCACGCGCGGATCTACCCGCTCGACAGCAGTGGCAGCCCGGTCGGCCTCGACCAACAGCCGCCCCTTCACCCGCGGTGCCGGTGCTTCCTCTCGCCGGTCGTCGCAGGGCTGGACGCCGCCAACGAGATGACCTTCGACGCGTGGCTCCGGAGGAGGGGCCCCACGACCCAGGACGAGGTGCTCGGCACGTTGCGCGGCAACCTCTTCCGCTCGGGTGTGCCGCTCGATCGCTTCGTGGATGGGCGGCGGGCGTTGAAGGCGGGCGAGCTGCGTTCGAGGTTCGCAGCATAACGACGGTTCGCGGCCGAACGACAATGTAAACGCGCGCGCTTTCGGTTTGCACGTCCGCGGACAATAGAACTACCTTCCGCGCATGCGACTGTTCCAGCACGTTCGCCTCCTCTCTCCCGGTGACGGGGATGCCCCCAACACCGCAGCCCCCAAGGTCGATCCTCCGCAGGCCGAGGCGCCGAAGGTCGATCCGAAGCCGGACCCCACCGCGGCGGAGCTTGAGGAGCTTCGGAAGTTCAAGGCCGAACGGACGGCCGCCGACACCAAGGCGGCGCAGACCAAGGCGGCCGCCGAGCAGGCCGAGGCACTCAAGCGCGGCGAGTACGACAAGGTCATCGCCGAGCAGAAGGCGGAGCTCGAGCGGACCAAGGCAGAGCTGGCGAGGCACGAGACCGAGTCGGCCGCGCGGACCAAGGCTCTGGATGCGCGCAACGCCGAACGGCTGAAGGCGCTCCCGGACTCGCTGAAGAAGCTCGCGCCCACGAAGCTCCCCGCCGCGGACCTCGCCGAGTGGCTGGACAACGCCGGGGCCGCCGGTGCTTCCGTTGCCGAGCCTGCTCCGGTGGTGCCGGCGGGTGCCGCTCCTCGCGTCGGTAGCTCTGCGATCCCGCAGGAGATCGTCGACGAGGCGAAGAAGAAGAACATCAAGCCCGAGGACTGGGCGGAGCTGGTGAAAGAGCACCAGCCCGACCGCTGGGCCAAGCTGACCAAGGTGAAGTGATGGCCGAATCGATCTACGGTTACCGAGAGGGCCGGCGCATCCCGGTCCCGATGAAGATGGACAGTTCGTCCTCCGCGATCTACGTGGGCGACATGCTCTCGCTCACGGCGGGCGGCTATGTCAAGGCCGCGGCGGCCGGTGACAAGACCATCGGCGTCTCGATGTCGAACCAGGCGACGATCTCCGCCGATGGGGACGCCACGATCCTCGTGGATCAGTCCACCGACTCGGTCTACGAGTACCCGGCCGGCACCGGCACGCTCACCCAGGCGATGGTCGGCCTGACCTGCGACATCTCGGGCTCCCAGGGCCTCGACGTGACCGCGTCGGCCGACGATTGCATCTACATCCGCCGCGTCGACCTCGATCGCGCGACGGCCTTCGTGTCCATGATCCTCGTTCCCGCCGGGGTGGTGTGATGTCTACTGTCGATCCTACCCAGGTCCCCGGGCTCGTGACCAAGGTTGGCTACAAGGCCATGCTCATGGAGCAGGCCAACGTCGCGCCTCCGGTCTACCCGCAGATCTTCAGGGTGATGCCGCTCAGCGGTGCCGCCCTCGCCGACGACCCCAACTCCGTCTACGGCGACAGCTTCAAGTCGGTCGTGGGCGTCACCGAGCCCGAGGTGGTGCGGTATGGCCAGGACGCCCCCGGTCGCACCGTGACCGAGGGCTACCAGGTCTACGTCGCCTTCCGGAAGCTCTCCGAGTCGATGGTGATCCCCGAGGAGCTCTGGAGCAGCGGCAACGCCCAGGCCGAGATCACCCGGATGGTCCAGTCCCGCGCCTCGGGCTGGTTCCGCGGCTTCGCCCAGAAGAAGGAGCGGCTCGCCGCGAACATCTTCAACAAGGGCGGCTACACGTCGGGCCACCTCGACACCTTCGACAACAGCTACCCCGGCCACGTCGACCCCAACGGCGGCAAGATCTACGACGCGAAGCCCTTCTTCGCGCTCTCCGGCAACGGCCATCCACTCTACCTCGCGCGCAGCACCCTGAAGCACAACGCCCTGGCGCTGGCCCTGTCGAGCGCCAACCTCGGCACGCTCCGCACCCTGGTGAAGACCACCAACGCGGTCAACGAGGCGGGCGAGTTCGTGGGCGGCAACGAGCCCAACCGCCTGCTCGTCCCCGCCGCGCTCGAGGACACCGCCCGCGCGGTCGTGGAGTCGGTACAGCTCGCCGGAACCGCCCAGAACGACATCAACGTGAACCGCGGCCGGTTCGGCGTGATCGCCTGGGAGTTCCTCGACGACAGCGACGCCTGGTTCGTGGGCCGCGCGCAGGCCGGCATCCGGGTCTACGACTCCGGCGACCCGGTGCTCTCGGTGTCCCCGCCGGACCCCCGCAACGGGAACATCACCGTGCGGTGCACCAGCTACTTCGGCGCGGGCGTCGACGACTTCCGGCCCTGGGGCGCCTCCAACCTGGCGACGAGCTGATCATGAGCAACGAGGAATCCAGCGCCTCCAAGCTCAACCCAGCCGACTACGGCCGCGAGGTCTCGACCGACCCGCGGCAGGGCGCGACCCTCGACTCGGTGATCCTCACCGGCCGGGGTGTCCCGGTCGAGATCGAGCGGAGGCAGTTCGCCGCCCTGCTCCGGATCGAAGACCTCCTCGTCGCGCAGAACGCCTACCTCGCCCGGCTCGTTGAATTGGGCGAGGCGGCGGAGGCCCGGGCCGAGAAGCCCAGGGCGCGCTGATGTCGTTCACCTACGACATCACGACCAACCGCGGCCGCGTGCGCCTCAAGATCGGCGACACCACCTCGACGGCCTACAGCTTCGAGGACGCCGAGATCGACGCCTTCCTCTCGGAGGGCGGCTCGGTCAACGGCGCGTGCAGGCTGGCGCTCCAGACCCTGCTCGCGAGCCGCGCTCTCCGGGTGAAGCGGTACTCGCTCCCGGGCCAGAGCTACGACGACACCGCCCAGATCGAGGCGCTGAAGACGGCGCTCGAGTCCTACGGCGGCGGTCTCCCCACGGTGTCGGTGGTCTTCACCGGCAACGCTGACCACGACTCCGGGTTCACGGACCCGACTTCCTGAGGTCTCACGATGGCCAACGCCCAAGTCCTCCAAAGCCTCGCCGGGACTCCGTACTACACGCTCGACGACAGCGGCAACCTCACGATCACCGGCAACCTCGCGGTCACCGGCACCGCGACTGCGGCCGGCGGCGTGACCGGCGTTGCGCTGGCCGCCGATGAGTCCGTGGTCGCGACGTGCGCGCTCGCCGACGCCACCGGCGGTGGGACGACGGCCGCGCTCTCGGTGACCCTGAAGCAGCGCGACAACTCGACGGCGATCAGTTCGGCGCGACAGGTGCTGCTCGTGCTCTCGACCACGCAGTACGTGGACTCGGCCGGCCCCACCAACGCCAGCCTGTCGCTCGGCACGGTGACGTCGGGCTCGATCGTCGCCACCATCGTGGCCGGCTCGATCTACCTGATCGAGACCACGGCGGCGGGCCTCTTCGCCTGCACCGCGACCAACACCGACGACGAGACTGTGTACGTCTCGGCGAAGTCGGCGGCCGGCGGCGTGAGCGCGATCGGCAAGCGCTGCGTCGTGGTCGGCTCCAACTCCGATTCCGGGACCTGGTCGGCGTGAACGACCTCGCCGCCGAGACCCTGACGCCGATCGCTCTGGCCAGTCTGCGCGCCGATGCGCGTGGGCTGATCCGGAGCTCGACGACAGGGCAGGCGGCGACGTACCAGGCGGTCTCGTTGCGCGCCTACAACGCGAGCGCGGGCACCGTTGGGTACACTGAGGCGGCCACCTCCTGCACCGTCTGGATCGGCCCGCTCATCGAGCGCGACGTCCAGGCGGCGGGCGACGGCGCGAAGCTCGGGGACGTCCGGATCCTCGTCGCCGCGGATGAGGTCGCCACGCCCGCCGTGGACGACCGGATCACCGTGGGCGCCAACACCTACGCCGTCTACCGGGTCGAGCTGGCCCCGCTGACGACGATCCATAGCCTGCTCTGTCGCCGTGGGGTGAACTGATGGCCAACGAGACCGTGAAAGTGTTGGGCATGCGCGCCGAAGTCACCGTCCTGGTGACGGGCGCGGACGGCTCGCAGCTCGTGAAGCAGCACGTCTACAGCAAGAGCTTCTCCGACGGCAACGGCTCGGAGCAGGTCGGCGCCGTCTGGAACGACGACAGCCGCCTGCTCAACGCCACCAACGAGACCCTCGACCTGGACGGGCTGACCGACTTCCAGGGCGGCAGCATGTCCGACAACAACGGCGTGAAGCTGCTCTGGATCGAGAACCTCGACACCGCGGCGAAGATGCAGATCGGCGGCGGCGATTGGGCCGGCACCGGGATGCTGCTCAACGACAGCACCGACATCATCAACATCCTGGCCGGGGGCTTCCTGCTCGCGGTCGCACCCGGCTCGACCGCCTACACCATCACGGCGAGCACGGGCGATGGGCTGAAGGCGGCCTCCGCCGTCTCGACCGGCAACTACAAGATCCTCGCCGCGTTCACGAACACCTGATGCCGCCCGCCTCCGTCACCGCCGTGACCGTCAACCAGCGTGCGCTGAACCGCATGCTCGTGTCGGTCCGCGCCAAGTGTCCGGAGGTGGCGCAGTCGGTAACGCGGGCGGCTGGGTTGGCCGTGGTCTCGGAGATCACGCGCTCGCTCAACGGCGAGGAGGCGGGGTACTCCAACCCGAAGCGCATCGACACGGGGCGGTATCGCGCGGCCTGGAACGTCGGCGTCCAGCGTGCGACCGGCGCGGGCGTCGGCAACACCCCGGTGACCCCCAAGCCCGGCAACGAGCCGCAGCCGGGTGACGGTGAGGGAGGCATGCGCGCGTTCGGCATGCTGTCCAGCCTCTACGTCCGGAACAACGTCCGTTACGGGCAATACGTCGAGTACGGCACGAGGTTCATGCGCCCGGGCGGCCACCTCGCGCGGGCGCTGATCGTCGTGAAGGGCAAGCTTCCGGCGATCGCGCGCGCCCTGGTCAAGCGCCACCTGGCGGGCCGATGAGCGCGCCGCACGCCACCGCCCGGCGGGTCAACGTCGCGCGGGCGATCATGGTCCGGCTCGAGGGTCACGTCGATGGGGCGGAGCTGATCCCGCCGGGCGACGACCGCGCTCCGCAGGCCACCGGCGGCTCCTTCGTGCGCGTCACTTTGGCGTCCCTCCCCGGGCGGTACTCGGGCCGGCTGGACGGTCTGCCCGCCACGCGGGAGGGCGCCCTCGTGATGGTGGAATGCTGGCTTAGGGGCGGCGAAGGCGAGGCGGTCACGGTGGTGGACGCCGTGGATCAGCTCTCCGACGCGGTGGCCCACCGCCTTCGCTACCTCGACCTCCCCTTCGTCGACTACCTCGGCGACGGCGCGACCGTCGCAGGCGCCGCGATCCGTGCGATGGAGCCGCCGATCTCGCGGCCCCTCGGCACGAGCGAGGGCTACCAGCGCCGGCTCGTCGAGGTTCCAATCTACTGGTTTTCCAAGCACTCGGGGTGACCCATGTCGGCTTCTGATTCTGTGATCCCGTTCAGCAAGATCGATTGGACGCTCGTCCTCTCCGACGGGGGCAGCAACTCGATCACGGTCGGGCTGATGCAGACCGATATCAGTTGGACCGCGGAGGGCGCCAAGTATGTTGAGGCCCGCGTGCGCGACATGCACTCCGCGACGCCCGTGATCCGGAAGACGGGCGACGGCAACGTCACCGGCTCGCTGATGGCCCTCGTCGCCACGCTCCGCTCCTCGAGCAGCAGCGCGCCGAGCCTGTACGAGGTGATGACCGGGACGGGCGCGGCGTCCAGCTGGGCAACGACGGCCGCAGGCGATCGGAAGACGATCCGCGCCGCCCTCTCCGGCAACGCGTCCGGCGCCGGCGGCGCGACCCAGACGGTCACCTTCAACTACTGCATCTTCGCCAACGTGAAGTGCGACCCCGCCGGCGGAGAGGGCCTGATGTCGATCAGCGCCGAGTTCACCGACCACGAGAACGCCCCCACGATCACCTGATTCGGGAGTCCCATGAAGCGCTTCGTCCAGCCGAACGCCCTCTCCGTCCCCGTCGTCCTGCGCCTCGGGACCGCTCGGCCGGTCCTGACCGAGAAACAGCAGGCCGCTGCCGCTCGGCACAGCCTGACCCCCGAGCAGTACGCCCGCGCCTTCCAGGTCACGGAGGAGGCCGCGGAGACGCTCACCCTCCGGGTCCGTCCCTGGCCGCTCGCGTTCCTGGACGCGGTCAAAATGGGCTGCCCTCCCGACTTCTTCGTCGGCGTCGGTCCTGGTGCCGAGGCCGAGAAGGCAAAGATCGCCGCCGAGCATGACTCCCAGGTGATCGACTGGATCACGATCGGCCACGCGCTGCGCGACGAGCTCGACGCCAAGCTCCCGAGCCTCTCCGACCGCGCCGCGCTGATCGCCTTCGCGCGTGCGGTGCGCGCCGAGATCGAGGCGGCCGGGCTGCTCGAAGGGCACCTGTACCAGATCAAGGCGGCGATCGTCCAAGCGAACCGGGGGATCGGCGACCTGGGAAACGGGTAGCCGCCGTGAACGAGACCCTCCACCTCGCGGACACGACCGAGCGGCGCGGTCGTGGTGGTGGCGGGCGAGGGGGCTACGGTCCGCTCGCGGTGCTGATGCTCGTCCTCGGACGGCTGGGCTTGGCGGATCCGCTTGCCTTCTACGCGCTCCCCGACGGCGTGCAGGAGCTTCAGATCGCGCACACGGTCAACGAAATCTCCGGCGCCTACAGGGAGCAGAAGGGCCAGCAGCGACAGAGCGCGGCCGAGGCGAACCGGGTCTGGACGGAGGCGGTCGCTCGAGCCTCGGGCGGTGACCGTGGCGACGCGCCTGCTCCGTGGTGGACAGCCATCGCGGCAGGAGGCGCCTGATGGCCTTCGACGGGTTGCAGTTCGATATCGGCGCCAACGCGTCCCAGGTGTACCGGGAGTTCCAGACGATCGCCGCGCGCGCCAAGAGCGTGGCGTCTACGATGTCGGGCTACTTTGCGGCGATCGGCGGCGGGCTTCTCGCTGGAGCCGGCGCGCTCGGGCTGGCGCTCCACCAAGTCATCGACACCGGCTCCGAGATGGAGTCGCTCCAGAGCCGGCTCACGACGATCATGGGCTCCTCCGTGGCGGCACAGGAGCGGATGGGCGAGCTCTTCCAGTTCGCCGTGTCGACGCCGTTCGATCTCGCGGGGGTCGTGGGCGCCGAGGTCACGCTCCGCGGCTTCGGGGCGGCGGCTGAGGATGTGCTCCCGGGCCTGATTGACTTCGCGGCGGGCTCGAAGACGGAGCTCAGCCAGGCCGCGATCGACATCGGAAAGGCCTGGAACCAGGGCGCCACCGGGATGGAGAGCGACGGCGCCCGGATCCTGCGCTCCCAGATGGAGCTTCGGACGGGGATGGACCTCACGAAGATGTCCATCGTGGACTTCCGGAAGGAGCTGCTGACCGAACTCAACACCGGCATGTTCGCGGGCGCCGGGTTGGCCCTATCGAAGACGATGTCGGGCCTGATCGCCAACCTCGAAGACGAGTGGACCCGGTTCAAGCTGGCCGTGGCCGACGCTGGGATCTTCGACAACGTGAAGGCGCTGCTCGGCGAGATCCTCCAGTTGATCGACCAGAACCGCGCCAGCCTCGGCCAGATGGCGGAGATCGCGTCGGGCGCACTCTGGGACGGCGTGAAGCTGCTCGTACTTGGGCTCGGCGAGGCGGCCGACCTCACCGAGGCGTGGGGCTTCGTGCTCGCGAAGACCGGCGGCTACCTCAACGGGATTGCCGCCAACTTCCTGGAGGACTGGCGCGTCACGGCGTTGGCCGCGATGGACGTCGCCGACGCGCTCGGGCAGAAGGGGATCGCCTCGTCGCTCTTCGATGCCGCCTCGGGGATCGCCGAGATCCAGGGCGGGATGAAGCGGACCCGAGACAACGCCTACGCTTGGGCGGACGGGATCGACATCACGAACGACAAGCTGGCGACCTCGCGCAAGCTGATCTCCGACGCTGAGGCAGCCGCCGCGAAGTTCGGGACCGGTGCCTCGGGGGAGCTTCGACCGACGGGAGGAGCGGCGCCAACTGGGGACCCGGGAGCGGCTGCGAAGGATGCGGAGCTTCGCCAGAAGTGGCTTGAGCAGGAGATCAACGACGCACTCGACTTCGCCGACCAGATGGCGGGGCTTCGCGCGAGCGAGACGGAGCAGGCCAAGGCACAGCTCGACCAGCAGCTTGCCGACCTCGAGGCCTTCCACGCCGAGGGCATGCTTCAGGGCACCCTCTACACCGACACGCTCACGAACATCTACCGGAACTACTACGACGCGCTCGGAGAGATCCAGGCCGACGCCCTGAAGAAACAGGCCGATGCGGACCAGAAGGCGGCGGAGGCAAAGCGCGCCGCCTGGATGGCCAACCTCGGCGCGGTCGGCGACATCGCCGGTGGGATCTCCGACCTCTGGGCGTCCGAGACCGGGAAGCAGACGGCGGCGTCGAAGGCCGCCGCGCACATCCAGGTCGGGATCTCCGAGGCGCTCGGCATCATGTCCGGCTTCGAGAAGGGGCTGGTGTTCGGCGGCCTCAACGCTGTTGCCGTCGGAGTCGCGGCGATCAAGGCCCATTCCGACATCAACAAAGCGCACCAGGGCCGCGTGTTCGGGATGCCGGACGAGGTCACCATGCTCCGGCAGGAGATGGGCGGGATCGTCAACTCCCAGGCGCTCCGGCGGTACGGGCCCGAGACCGTGCAGGCGATGAACTCGGGGACGTGGAGCGGCGGCCCGCAGGTGATCGAGATGAGGGTGAACGACACCGTGCAGCGCGCGGTGATCCACCAGCAGCTCAACGGATCCACGGAGCTCAACGGCGCGATCCGCGGCGCATCGACCTCTCGCGCACCCGGGCTGTCCGGGCGAGGGGCGCGCGCATGAGGTCAGTATCCGCAGCGAGCCAGCATTTCTTCGCGCGACCGGGACGCCATCACGGGGGCGGTCACGAGCTGCGCGCTCCTCGAGGTGGCGAGCAGCACCCCGCCGGCGCGGATGGCGGGCGCTCCTCGGCCCTCGCTCGCACCCGCGACACCGCCGAGCAACACCCCGACCGCGGCGACGTCGAGCAGCGCGAAGGCTGCCCCGGCTCCGAGGTGCCCAGCGTAGAAGTGCCCGGCGCCGAACCCGAAGGACCAGCCGAGAGCGGCGGCGGCACCTGGGTCGGGGAGGCCAGCAACGAGCAGCACCGGGTCGCACCGGACGGCGTCAACGCGTGCGAACGAGGGCGGTATCGGTCCGGCCCCGATCGCCTGGCTCTCGGTGGGCTGGGGCGCTGGTGCCGGAGCATCTACGAGGTGGTCGCGCGCCGCCTGGGTGATCTCCTCGCCGAACCCGAGCGCCTCGACGCAGCCCAGGTCGTCGCGCAGGAGCCCGGCGTCGGCAACGGCTGCGGCGATCGCCTCGTCGGGCAGCCGGATCGCGTGCATCTGGCCGACCTCGGCGCAGGTCAGGGGCGCGGCCAGAGCCGCAGCCACGAGGGCGAGCACGATCTACGCCGGCAGGTAGGTGTAGGTGAGGACGAGGGTGCCGTCGTCGGGGCTGCACGAAGGGTGCGACTCGACGTCCATGCTCAGCTGGTAGACCCGGTCGGCCAGCGCAACGGTGGTTTCGCCCTGGGTGTTCGTCTTCAGCAGGAGTGCGCTGAAGCTGACCAATCCGGGCGGCGGCACCGGCACGTTGAAGGTGTTCCCCTCCCCGATGCACTCCAACTCGTACACATCCGTCCTGAGCCCTGTGCCGGCCCCCATCGTGGCCGCGCTGGTGTCGGTATCGGTGTCGCCGTTGGTGGCGCAGGCGAGGGCGAGGGCGAGCAGCATCTGATCTCCGCTGGAATGGGGGCGCTATGTCGAGCCTGCTGATCCGTCAATCCCCCCTCGCGACCGGCGCTCGGGTGACGTCGGCGTCGTCGGAGCTCGGGCTGTCGTGCGGCCGTGTCGTTGCGGGCGGGTCGAACGGGGGCGGCCTCCAGCTTGCAGCCTCCGGGATCCCGTCGAGCGCCCTGTCGCTGGATGTTGCACTCCAGCGGGGCGGGCTGCCCGCGGGCCCCTCCTCGCCGGCCGTGACCACGCCCGGGACATCGGCACGGGTCCGCGTCACTGGGGGCAGCTCCACGTCGTGGCTCGGCTACACCGACACGCCCTATCAGGTATGGGGCGGCACCATCGTAGAGGCGTCGAGCACCACCGACGTGCCAGGCATCGGGCAGATCCGGCAGCTCGGGAACGGCTCGCTCGGCATCTGCTACCAGGAGCGCGGAACCGTCGCGAACGCGATCAAATTCGCCTACAAGGCGACGCAGTACGACAGTTGGACCACGGTCACGATCGAGAACAATGTCTACGTGATCGAGCCGACATGTCCGGCGATGATCGTGTTCCCCTCTGGCCGGATCGTCGTCTACTACTACCGGACGGTGAACGGGCAGGCGGTCGGCTACGCGCAGAGCTCGACCGACCACGGCGCGACGTGGAGCCTGTACTCGGTGATTCGCTCGATCGGAGCAACAGGAGGAGGGGCCCTTCGCGCCGAGGTGGTGGGCGACTACGTGATGCTCGTCACGTCCCCCCGCCCCGACGCCGCGGCCGACACGGTCCGGGTGCGTTGGTCGCTCGATGGAGGCGTCTCCTTCGGCGACGGGCAGACCTGCACCGATCCGGCGGCGTCCACGTCGCTGCACCACGCCGCGACCTGCGCGGGCGTGGATGGCACCTACGCCGTGGTCGTTCTGAAGGCGTCCACCTTTGAATACCGGGCGTACCAGCTTGCCCCCGGTGGTGGCTTCGGGGAGTCCACCCAGGTGGGCACCGGCTACGCCGGGACCGGCACTGTGCTCGGGGTGGTTGCTCGGGACGACGGCGCGATCTACTGCTTCCAGGGCACGAACGGACAGTACCCGGCCCGCGTGATCCAGGCGCTCGTCAGCTATAACGGCGGATTGTCCTGGGACTACGTTGGCGGGAGCGTGAGCGCCGGCACGACCATCTACCGGACCGGCGCCGCCACGTCCCACGGCCCGAAGTCGCTCTCTCTTGGGTTCTGGCAAGGCTCGGTAGTCGGGCTGGTCGGCAACACCGCGACGAGTAGCAACGACGACGACGCGCTCCTCGAAACGTGGTGGGGTGGCTGGGACTCGCACACCTGGGAAAACGTCGGTACGGAGTCCTATTGCGAGGTGTCCTACTGGCCGACCGACATCCCCGACGGCCTCGGGTGGACGCGGAACGACGTCGGAGCTGGCGCCACGGTCGCGCTCGGCAGTTCGGGACTGTCGATCGTCGCGACGGGGGCGGCCAACAGCTACTACGATGCGCCGGCCGACTTCACTCCGGCCGCGGGCGAGTCGCGAAACCTGACGTTCGTCGGGAAGGTGACCTCCGGCGGATCGGTCGCCGACAACCGGGCGATCCTCACGCTGGCGATCGAGGACGGCACCGGAAACCGCCAGTCCCTCACCTTCCGCTTCAGCACCACCCAGGTCCGCGCGATCGACCCGAGCGGCACTCTGGCCACAGCCACCGTGGACACCACCGCGGGCTTTGAGCTTCGTGTGAGCTTCAAGCACGATGAACCGAGCGCGGGCGGCGGGCTCGCGACCGCCCGGATCCGAGTGCCGGGTGGGGTGTGGACTACGGTGATCTCGAATCAGGCGATCGCCGAGACCGCCACGGCGGGCAACCTCCTGCGCTTCGGCGGTACCGACGTCGGCGCGGTGGATTGGAGCATCGCCCTGCTCCGCTGCTCCGAGGACACCGACAACGAGTGGCAGGTTTCGGGCTTCACCAACCCCACCGACCTCTCCGGCCGAGGCCTCGGGCCGCTCCCGGTCTACGTCCGCTCGGGGGTCTCGCTCGCCGCCTACCATGGGATCGGCGTGGCCGGCGATACCTACGTGGCGGCGACGACCTATCAGTACCCGGCGACCGCGGTCTGGAGCTCGAAGCGCCCCTCGTACCGGTGGCGCACCGCGACCGACAACACCGCCCACACCCTGACCTGCGACGGCGGCGGCTCGCTGTTTGCGTTCGATTGGGTCGGGCTGGTCAACACGAACTACCCGACGGCCACGATCAAGCTCAACACGTCCAACAGCTTCGTGACACCGGCGTTCAGTCTCACGCTTTCGGCGGTCGTCTACAGCGGAACCGCCGCCGAGGTGGGTAAGGGCTTCCTCCGGGTAGATGGGCGGCCGTGGCGCTCGGGGCAGTTTCGGAGCCGCGCTTTCGGCGGTGGGCTCGGGCGGCGCTGGTTCCTCGCGGTGAGCACCACGGTGACCTACGAGATCACCGACAACGAGGAGGACCGCCTGCTGATCGAGGGAGTCGACCTCTCCGGGTTCCCGGGGGTGTCCTTCCAGATCTTCGCCGACCGGATGAGCTCGCCCCGGCTCCCGAACGTCCAGCGGTACGAGTTCCTACAGCTCTCGATCCCTGCCGCCCAGACCGCGGATAACCTGTACCAAACCGGGCTTCTCTGGATCGGCCGCGCGCTCGGGCTCCAGGACTACGCCAACGGCTACAGCGACGAGTACGCCGGCAACGTTTCGATCGTAGATGCCGACGTTGGAACGCAGATTCTCACGCGGGCTGGTCCGGCGACGCGCCGCAAGCGGATCGCCTGGGACGCGATCGACGATCAGGGCTTCGACTGGTTCCCGAGCCGCCTGCGCGACTACCTCGGCGGTGTCGACATCAACGCCGAGCCGGTCATTCTGGTCGAGGACGACGGCCGGCAGGAGTCGCGCACGAACTTCCTGCTCGGCGTCGCGGACGGCCCGCTCACCTACGAGAACGTCGTCGGGGGCGAGCAGAACCCGCTCGTGCGGATCGCCCAGATGCCCTTCCGGGAGTGGCTGTGATTCCGGCTGCGGCCCTCACCGAGATCGCGGCGGGGCGCGCGGGCGTCTACCTCGTGACCGTGACGGCCGGGGGCATCCAGGTCCGCGCTGCGACGCGTCCCGCCGACGTGCCTTGGGCGAACGGAACCCCGCTGCAATACAGCGCGGTCGTTCGGCTGGAGCCGCTCGAGGTAGTCCTCGACGTGGCGGCGCTGACGGGGATCGGCAGCTACCAGAGCGTGCGCGTCGAGATCGCCGACGAGGACTCCGACCTCGTCTCACTCCAGCTCAAGGGCCACCCGGTCGCCGGCGCCGTCGTTGAGGTGGCGAGTTGGTGGCCGGGGCAGGACTGGGAGCAGCGCGTGGTGGTGCTGCGCGGACGGTTGCGCTCGCCCACGTTGCGCGAGGGAGGCCGCCTTTCGTCGTTCACCGCGACAGCGATCCCGGCGATGGGCGGAGGCGCCTCGGTGGTGGACGTCGAGCGCAACCTACAGACCGACTTCCCGACGCGCCCGACGGTGGCCGACCAGCCGGGGGTGCTGCTCCCGGTCGTGCTCGGGGGTCCGAAGAATATCCCGGGCCTCAAGGTCGGGAATATCAGCGGGAGCGACCGCCTCGTGCTTGCCGGTCACTGGCTCGGCGCCGGCACCGTCAACATCTACGAGGACGGGTCAACCACTGCGGCCGCGGCGAGCCCGTACACCCTGGTCAACGGGTACGCCGACTCTGGGAAGAAGGTGGCGTACATTTCGGGGGCGGCGGCTTCCACCTTCACGGCGCTCGGCGCGCTCACCGCGGACGTGGGCACGGGCGGAGGCGCGCTGCGGCTCGACGGCGCCGGTGCGACTCGGACGGCCGCGGACGTCCTGGTGTGGCTGCTGACGAAGAGCGGGGTGCGCGTGGATTGGCCGCGATGCCGGCGGGCCCTGACCTTCCTGGCGACGTGGGCGCTCGGCGTCTATGCGGACGATCCGGCCGCGGACATCGACGTGATCGCCCAGCGGATCCTGCCCGTGCTGCCCCTGGTCGCGCTCGAGAGCGGGGACGGCGTCTGGTACCACTACGTCGACCTGCAGTTCGACCATCCCGAGGCCGACCTCGTGGAAGGGCAACAGCTCCTCGGCCCGGCACCTGGGACCGGGCTCGACTGGAGCTCCGAAGAGGACTGCGTCACCTCGGTGGGCGTCCGCTACGGCCTCGACAACGCGACCGGCGACATGGTCTCCGCCGTCTCCCTCGACCGGACCAACGACCCGCTCTGCGCGCTCTCCCGGGGGCTGCTCGGTGAGGACCGGGCCGGCGACGTGCTCGACGGTGAGGTGCTCTGGACGGCGACCGCGGCGCGACGGGCGGCGCTGCACCAGGCGAGGCGGCGCGCGCTTCCCTGGGGGCTGGCGCGCTTCGTCGTGGAGCCCGAGGCCGCTGCCGGGCTGCGCGAGGGCAGCACCGTCCTGATCACCTGGTCGCCGTGGGGGCTGACTCGGCGCCCGGGGATCCTCCGCTCCCGCTACCAGGCGGGGGACGTGTCGGAAATCACGGTGTCGTTCGCGCCAGCGTCGCCCGCGCGCGACGGGAGGCTCTGATGAAGGTTGTACCAGCCCGAAAGCTGATGGACGGCGCGGGTGTCGAGCGCAGGATCGGCACGCTCACGGACGGTCAGGTGCTCGTGGTGGACGGGGACGAGATCAAGAGCACCGCGGCCGGCGGTGGTGGCGCCCCAACCTCCGCCACCTTCGTGACGCTCACCACGAACGCGACCCTCACCGACGAGCGCACCCTCGCCGTCGGTACGGGCCTCGACCTCGTGGACGGTGGCGCCGGCTCAACGGTGACGGTCCAGCTTGACCTGTCGGAGGTCAGCGCAGGCGGGGACCTCTCCGGCACCGCGGACGCGCCCACCGTCGCCAAGATCGGCGGGGTCGCCGTCACCGTGGACACCGACGGCACCCTTGCGGCCAACTCGGACGCGAAGTTGGCCACCCAGAAGGCGACGAAGACCTACGCCGACACCAAGCTATCGAAGTCCTCCAACCTCTCCGACCTCGCGAGCGCAGCCACCGCCCGCACGAACCTCGGCCTCTCCACCGTCGCCACCCAGACCGCAACCTCGGCCGCCTACCTCTACACCTCCGGCTC